ATGGAGGGTTAGACGACTTTGCGAGAGGGATACCATTCTTTCAAAAAGTAGATTCATATATCGAAAGTTTGTATCAACGGTATGTAATTTCGGGTAAATTAACGACACCTTTATTTAAAAGGGAAATTAATCATAATCGAATCGAATTACCGAATCAACAAAAAATATTTAACTATCTTCTACAAGCATTAGAAACTGAAATAAACTATATGAAGATGGTAGAGATGTTGGATTTTATGAGTGGGATGAAATCGAAAATAATCTTATACACATATGATGCGTTCTTAATCGACACTCACCCATCCGAAAGAGAACAAATTTTGAACCTCCTACCGACCATTATGGAAAAAGGTGGATTCCCTGTCAAAGCAGATGAAGGAACGAATTATGATAATTTGGTTCATTTACAATAAACTTTTATATTTATAGAATATACAGAAACACAAATAAATTATGTATCCAAATTTTGACGAGATATTAGAAGAGTTAAGTTATAAGGTAGGAATTGTTGATTTAACAAACGAATCCCACAAACAGATATTAGTAAAACTTTTGAGAGAAAAAGGGATTGATTCTGCACAACAACTTACAGATAGAGCATCTGTTGTGTTTGAGTATATAAAAGAACAAACTAAAACAGATAAATCACTTGCAGCAAGGTCAAAGGATAGTGGAAAACTTATTTACTTTGGAAGTAAAGAAGCAAAAGCAGATGCAATCAAAGCAGGAACACATACAGACCCAACACAACCTGCACAACAATCAGAACCAAAACAAACTCAAAAGTTAAGTGGTAATGATTTCCAATCATCTGCTGAAAAAAGTGCAGAACCACAAACACCACAAACATCTGCCCCACAAGCAACGGCAGAACCTAAAAAAAGAATTATAAATGGTAAGGATAAAACTTTAAGTACTGAAAGTCCATTAAAAAAAGATGAGTATCAAAAAGAGTTAGAACCAAATGATGAGGATTTTGCAATAAAAAATCAAAAGTTTGCAAATCCCATTCCACCTCCACCATATACATTACCGGATAGTATTGCTGAAAATCCAAAATTTCCAAAAAGATATTTGAAGTTATTTGAAAGATTTATGAATACTCAACCTGTTGGTAATGCAAAGAAAATATCACATTACTCTGATTTTCCAGGTGGTGCCGGTAAATTACCTGCACAAGCAGGTGAGTTAATGACAATGATGGGTGCTACTATGGATGATACACAATTTGCAGAATTTCAAAAATCCATATCATCCCATTTAACAGAATTGACATCTAAAAATCCAGAATTAAAAAAAGATGGAACTAGAGTTGTAAATGAAAAATGGTTAAAAGCAGCTGCTAACAATAGAAAAGCAATACTTAAAAAGGTAGCTAAACAATTTCCAGGTTATCGTATTGGTGCAACTTCTTGGGATACTAAAAACGAAGTGGAAGCATTGGGTATGAGTAGTTATGATAATAAAGGATACTCAACAGATATATACTTACGATTAGAAAACGAAAAAGGAGAGCCACTTTTAGAAGAAATATCTTTAAAACAAAACTTAAAAGTCAATTTATTAAATTCAGGAACAGGTAAATTTTTTGAATGGTTGGGTAAAAATAATGTTCCAGATAATATTAATCCTCAAAAGTTTGCTAAAACAGAAAGAGAAAAATTATCTAAATTCTGTGAAGCAAATGCAGATGCTATTAGACAATTGGTAGATAAGGATGATAATTTAAGAGCTGCTATTGAAGAAAAGGGTGTTGATTTTGATACCGCATTATCTGAAACTTTAAGAGGAAAAGGAAATAGAGATAGAACCAAAGTTTTATTTGAAGCAGTTAAGGCATTGCAAAATACAGGAGAGAAATCGGCAACGGATATGATTGCGGATTTGGATAATGACCATGCTAACTATGTTTCCGAATCCATCAACGCAGTTGTGTCTAATCCTAAGCTAAAAGAAGGTATGTTAAACGAGATTAAAAACGAATTCCCTTTAAAATCAGTTGCAGATAATGAAGAGAGTGTTGCATTGGGAGAATATATGTTGGATAAAAGTACAATGGAAAGTATATTTGGTACAAGTGATTTTAATGAATTTAAAGAAGGATTAATTTCTCAACCAGGTCCTCCACCATTTATTGCATATAAAGTAAAGTTAGGTGGTAGAGTTATACCTATTGCAAATATAGATGTTAGAGAAGATGGTAGAAACTATGGTGGCCAGTTTAAGTTTGAAATGACTGTAAATGATGATTTTGCAAAAGAAATTATAAAAGCTAATAAAGAAGTTTATGGTTAAAATCGTTTTTAGTTTGTAATTTTATATTTATCCGTAAAGTTAATAAACTAATAATAGATGAATACACAGTTATTATGTCTTTTTACTACAAAAGAAGAACTAGATAAATCATTAGAATTCGTTCTAAACCAATATATACTTACAAATCCAAACGTTTTTGTATTAGAGAGTAAAACAAATTTGGGAGAACTTTATATTACATTTAATGTAGAAAAGGGTTCTGTTGCAATTCCTTCCCAATGGAAAACAATTTTAGTTCATAGAAAAAAACAATCCAATACAATCTACACCATCAACGCACTTAACGAAGTAGTTAAATCAAAAACAGGTGGTATGCTAGATAATACTTATCAGTTAGAGTGGGATGAGTATAAAAACTGTATTATTACAACATCTCCAAACGGATACAAAAAAATTCCTACAAAAGTTTTTAAGTCAATTAATATAGATAATTTGGAAAAGTAAAATATTTTTCGTATATTTGTATTAATGAAAGCAGAAAAATTCGTCCCATTACAGATTTCGGAAGATAATCCAAACGAATTATTTGAAAAACACCAAACTGAAATTGCCAAAGCAATAATTCATGCAATAAATTACGCCGTAACAAACAAAAGAAAAAAGATAGATTTTGCAGAAATAATTGTAAAAGGAATTCTTGTTATAGCATTATCAATTAGAAGTAATGAATTTGATGGTTTATTGGATGATAATATAAAAATTTTGGAGGAAAACGAAGAATACGAATTGTGCGCATTAGCAGTAAAACTTAAAAACAAAATAAATAAAACAGATGAAACAGTTACTAAAAAAGATTGAATTGTGGTTAGACATCCACATTGTGTATTTTCTGTATAACGGAAACAAAACACAGAGGTATTATACTATGTTAGAAAAAAAGTGGGGTATTAAAAAATAAGTTATGACAGAAACAAAACCAGAACAATCAGCAATTGCATATTGCGAAGAAGTTTATCCACAAACTTGTGATGAATTCAAAACTATTTTAAACGAGATGTATGAAACATTTTGTAAGAAACAAAGAAACTACGGACCTGGTAACATTTCTGTAGGAACTGCTTTACAAACCAAAGAAGATATTAAACTATCTTTGACGGGATTGTGGTTCAGACAAAACGATAAAATAAACAGATTAAAACAATTAGTAGTTATGGGACAACCAGACGAAGTTGGAGAATCCGTTGAAGATACCTATCAAGACCTTGCCATATATTCCGTAATCGCTCAATTAGTGAGTAGAGGAAAATGGGCAAAATAAAGGTTTTTTATTGGGCAAAAAAAAAGCTTGGAAATGTAACAAATATTTCGTATCTTTGTTACAATAAAAGTAAAAAGGTTATATTTAGATATAGGTAATCGCGATATAACCTTAAAATTTAAAACAATTTATTAACACTTAAAATTTAAAAAAGCAATGGACATTTCATTAGCATTAAAGAGATTTAGCTCTCTCCAAACAAACACAAAGAAGTCGGATTCAATTTGGAAACCGGCAAACGGTAAATCACAAATCCGTTTAGTACCTTACAAATTCAATAAGGACAATCCTTTTATCGAATTGTATTTTCATTACAACATTAACAACAAAACTTATCTATCTCCAATTTCATTTGGTAGACCTGACCCAATCGTAGAGTTTGCAGAAAAACTTAAACGTACAGGTGATACTGATGATTGGAAAGCAGGTAAGAAAATGGAGCCAAAATTAAGAACATTCGCACCTGTAATCGTAAGAGGTAAGGAAAGTGAAGGAGTTAAGTTTTGGGGATTTGGTAAAACTGTTTATCAGGACATCTTAGGATACATTGCAGACCCTGATTACGGTGATATTACAGACCCACACACAGGACGTGATATTGTATTAGAAGTAGTATCTGCTGAAGAATCAAATGCAGCATACCCAACAACTACAATCAGAGTTAAACCTGCGGTATCTAAAATCTTACCAGAAGCAGAAGCAGTAACTGAATTATTGAACGCACAAAAAGATATTACAGAATTATACTCTGAATTATCTTATGCAGAATTGAAATCAGTATTAGAAAATTGGTTAAACCCAACTGCGGGAGCAAATGGAGATAGTGATGAGGTTGTTGCTGAATTAGAAGCACCAAAACCAAAACCATCAGTATCACATGATTTAGGTGGAACAACAGAATCAAAACCAGTAGTAGATACACTACCTTGGGATGATGAAGTTCCTACAACACAGGCACCAAAAGCAGCAGTAACAACAAAAGATGATGTTACTTCAGCATTTGACGATTTATTTAACAACTAAAATTAGTTACAAATGGCAAAAAGAGAAGATGATTTAGCAAGTTTACTTGCCGATTCTCTAAACAAACAAAATAAGGATGGGAAGATTGCCTATTTCTTAGACGATGATAGTTCGGATGCACCGACAAACGTCAAAGATTGGTTATCTACGGG